TTCGAAAAGAGATACCCCTCCCTTGCACCCTCCCAGAGAAAATTCACATTGCAGGTGGAAATGTCAAGAAATGTGCAGTCGGGAAACACCCAAAATCTGAAAAGCATGGTAATACAGCGCAGTTTTCCGAAGTGGAGCGTAGCGGAACGCAGGAAAACTGCGGCGGCATCGAATCAGGCTGCCTGCTGCGCCTGCACCCACTCCCGGTACCTCGCAGGCGGCAGCCCAAGCGGGTTGCGTGTATAGACCCTGACGCGGTTGTAGTAGATAAAAATATAGCGAAAAATGATCGTTTTGACCTGTTCTCTCGGTAGCTTGTATGCCGCGATCTGGTAGATCTTCTCTTTTTTGAGCGTGGCGAAAAAACTTTCCATCCGTGCGTTGTCGAAGCAATGTCCGGTGCCGCTGAGGCTCTGTACCATGCCGCGGCGAGACAGTTCCGCGCGAAAAGCCGCGCTGGTGTATTGACTGCCGCGATCCGAGTGGAACACCGCTCCGCTCAGACTCGGATAGAGCCGCTCCAACTGTCGTACCGTATCAATGCACAGCTCCTTCTTCCTATTGTCCCGCATCTCGAGCGCGACGATCTCGCCGCTGAAGCAGTCCATGATCGGAGACACATACAGCTTGCCGTCTGCACACTGTACCTCGGTAATATCTGTGAGAAACTTCTCCGAAGGGCGCTGGGCACTGAAGTCCCGTTTCAGAATGTTTTCCTGCTCCTGCGCTTCTGTTGTGGCTTTCGTGATTCCGTGCGGAATGCGTCTTTTATGGAGCCAGCCATTCTCTTTCATCACGCGATACACTGTCCTCCGGCTGACGTCAACGCCGTCCTGCTCAAGCGCAAGGCAGACGCGATCCACGCCGTAGTTTCGGTTATCCGGATGCTCTTCGAGAATCTTTTTGACCTTTCCCGCAAGAAGCTGACGGCTGCTGTGCCTGCCCCTGTTTCGAAGCCACCGGTAATAACCGGACTCGCTCAAGTGCAGAACACGGCACATATCCTTTGCCGTGTAGACGCCCTTGCGTTCGACTACGAACAGGTGCCGCTCACACGCTTTTACTTCTTGCGGTCTTGCGCGAAAAAACCGAGTGCGTCCTTGAGAATATTGTTCGCGGTCCGCAGCTCGGCATTTTCTCGCTCAAGCTCACGGATGCGGATCGTCTGCTCATCTGCGCTCGGTGTCTTCGCGGGCGGTGTATTTCGGCGTATGCTGCGCCAGTCCGCCAGCGTGTAGTACGCAATGCCGAGCTGCTGCGCGGCTTTCTTCACGCCGATCTCGTCTGACAGCTTCAGCGCTTCTTCCTTGAATTCTTTGCTGTAATGCTTCATTGCGATTCCCTCCATCTCTGTTCTTTCAGTTTAACAGATTTTTGGGGATTTTGCGACTGCACTTACAGGGTACTACTCCAATTATACTTGCCATGATGACTCCTCCTTGTATGTGGTAGGTCTGGTACTTTTGAGTTTGCGCTAAAAGTATGACAGGTAAATCCACATTTTACAAGCGCAGGAGTCATTTCATATTGTCTTCAGCGGCTCAAAATATGCGCGATCTGCGCCGAAAATTGCTCTCGCTCGGAAATCACTTTTTCGAGCGGTTGAAAACGGCGTTTTTACCTTTCGGAGAAGAATCGCACACAAGGGCACACACGGTGAAACAGGAGGCGTTTCGGATGGGGGCGCTATCACTACCCTCGGACTGTTTTGCGCGGTTCGGAAACCCTGCGTGCCCAGGTGTCAGAACGGCGTACTTTGGCGATTTTGGGTCTTGATCTGGTGTGTTCCCGAAGAACGCAGAGAACCTTCGGAACAGCGATGCGCTCATGCGCGTCGCTGTTCCGAGGCGTCGCGGCCCCGCTGGGCTGCGTGATTTTTTTGCTTTCGTCGAAATTTCGATTTGTACTTCCTGCGATCAGGGCTTTCCGCGTGTGCGAGACATGGGGGTATCACTACCCTCGGCGTGCTCTGCGTGTTGTCGAAACACCCGGCGTCCGTTTGTCAAAACGGCTAATGAGCAAAACTCCGATTTTCTCATGAGACTATACAATAAATAGTGCCATCCGACTTGCTTGAACCATATATATTGTTCGGGTCGGGCAAAAATAGCCACTACGGGCCGGGGAAAATAAGCCAAATGTAGCCGGAAATAAAAAGCCACTACCATAGCTCTTTCAAACCTTGTACACTGGAAAGTGCCAACAGCCCAGTGGAAAGGAGCGTAATGAAAGAGCCAAGTGGTAATGGCTATGTGCCGATTATAGCACAAGCCATAGAAGAAATGAAAGCAGAATGGGGAGATACATTCTCTCTGGAGCAAGTCAACTTAGCTGAGCTCGAACGCCGTACCGGCATCTCCCGTGGAAAGTTACGTCGGCTCAAGAAGAACGGCTTTCAGGATAGCATCTGAAACAGCAATTCCGGAAAACACAAGATCACCAAACTTACCGGCTATAGTGGAATCATTGACACGCTGTTAGATAAGGTAAGATAAGTTGCGCAAAAAGGAAAATACATAAAAGAAGACATAGTTTGCAGACTCTGGTAGAATGAAGTTACCACACAAACATTCGAAAGGAGACTGCAAACTATGTCCGAGAAAATTGTACAGCTAAACGAGGAAGTAATCAAGAGTCAGATCAAGGAATTGGTCCATGGCAGCGTAGAAGAGACTCTGAACGAGCTGCTGGAAAAAGAGGCGGTGTCCCCCTAACGCAGGCAGTCCGCTACGAACACAGCGAGGCACGGCAGGGCTACCGCAGCGGGCACTATGACCGGAACCTCACCACGACCTCCGGAGACGTTACGCTCCATATGCTCCGGCTCAAGGGCGTGTCCTTCGAGACAGCCATCATCGAGCGGTATCGCCGCCGCGAGAGCAGCGTGGAGGAGGCGCTCATCGAGATGTACCTGGCAGGCGTCTCTGTGCGCCGTGTGGAGGACATCACCGAAGCCCTGTGGGGCAGCAAAGTCTCGCCCGCCACCATCAGTGAACTGAACAAGAAAGCTTACGTCCACATTGAGGACTGGCGGAATCGTCCTTTACAAGGCGGCCGCTACCCGTATGTCTGCGTGGATGGCATCTATCTGCGCCGCAACTGGGGTGGAGAATACGAAAATGTCGCCATTCTGGCGGCAATTGCCGTGAATGAGGACGGTTTTCGTGAGGCTCTGGGCGCTGCCGAGGGGATGAAAGAGGACAAGGCCAGTTGGGTCAATTCTTCCAGTGGCTTCGTGGGCGCGGCCTGAACGGCGTGAAGCTCATTGTCGGCGACAAGTGCATGGGAATGTTGGAGGCCGTGGGCGAAGTATTCCCAGATGCCAAATACCAGCGCTGCATCGTGCATTTCTACCGCAATGTTTTCTCCGTTGTACCCCCAAATCAAAGGTCAAGATCGTGGCGAAGATGCTCAAGGCGATCCACGCGCAGGAGAGCAAGAAAGCCTCCCGTGAGAAGGCGAAAACCGTGGTTGCCGAACTGAAAGCGCTGAAGCTGAAGGAGGCTGCCAAGAAAGTCGAAGATGGCATCGAGGAGACGCTGACCTACTGCGATTTTCCCAGCGAACACTGGACGCGTATTCGCACCAACAATGTGATCGAGCGGCTGAACCGTGAGATCCGCCGCCGGACCCGCGTGGTGGGGACATTCCCGGATGGGAACTCTGCCCTGATGCTGGTCTGCGCCAGACTTCGCCACGTGGCGGGCACCCAGTGGGGCAACAAGAAATACATGAATATGAAGCATCTGGAGGCGACTCTGGACGACACCTCTATTGCCGGCTGATTTCATTCAGCCGGGGTCTGCAAACACTTTTGCACACAGGACTCTCTGCTGATAGAATAATACGATTAATAAAAGCTTGTATGAAATGAAAGGTTCACCACGTACGATTCTGATTGATTCTTTGGATGAAAGTCCCATTGGCTACTCGGCTGAGAGGTCGGTCGATCAACCTCCCACTCGATTAAGAATTTATGCGGATTATAAATTAGCTAATCAGAACATCCTGCTTAATAATTATGTCTTTTGAAAGATAAATATAATCCAAAGCACTTTGAAATGATTTATTGTTTGCTCTCCACTCTTTTGCACAACTTATTAAATCGTACTTAGAGAGAGAAATAAAGCTTCTTAATATTTTGTCAACTTCATATTTGATTTGAAGAGAAGAACTTTCATTGACTGCATCATATGCTCTATGAGAAAATTGCAAAAATTCATCTCTATAACAGTTGATAGGTCGAATTTTGATCATATCAGCTAAAGATAATTCATTATATATCCACGGTGAGGCTGTTCTCTCTTTACTTATTTCTTCGGCTATTGAAATGGAATTTTCGCTGTTCAAGAAAAAAACGGATTCACACTTATCAATCATTCTGGACAAAGCAATGGATAACATCATATGAACATGGCTGGTAGAATAATTCCTTTTGTCATAATCGAAAGATGTACCGTTGCTATGTCTACAATACTTCTCATCTATTTCTCTCAATAAATCGTTAGAATATCCCCAAAGACAAGAATCTATAAAAGTATTTAAGTTGAGCTCCTTTTTTAAAAAGCCAGCTATAGAAACAGCTACCTTCTCATCGGCATGTGAGTGAGATAAAAATACACTAAATTTTTGCTTTGTTGGGAACCAGCTCTCCTGTAACTTAGTACCATCAATCACTCCATCTATTCCTATAAATTCTTTTAGGCTACTCTGAATGTCTGTTTGTATTTTGGCATAATATTCTTTCCCTAAAGATTCATATTCCTTGAAGTCCGAATATACAATATCATTTAATTTAAATTTTGAAAACATAATAACCTCCTCAAACAATATGAATTAAGAAAATTAAGACAGCGGAAATCGAAAGATACAATGGAGTAATCGAGATGTTTTTTATCATAAGGCATGGAATTGCAGATACTTTTTCTTTAAATTCGCTTGTATTCATAGAAAAGTCAACCAAATTGTCATCACTTATCTTTGAAACTTTATTGTATAATTCTCTGAAAAGTTTCTCTTGCTTCAAATAATACGCATCCAAAACCCAAAACACAATATTTAAAGCCAATGCACAGGCATATATCCTCCAATCGCTCTCTTTAAACGATAATGCCACAATAGCTGCAATGATAGTAACATTCCAGCCTTTTAAGTAAAAGGAATTCGATGCCATTCTTGATATTGCGGACTGTATATAATCCATATGTTTGTATTTATTTTCCATAATTCGAAACTCCTTTACACATTTATACTTTCACCTTCAATTAGAGCCAATCTCTTATAATCAGAATCTAAAAACCATGTATCGCTCATTTTATTAAGATGGAAATTCTTTTCATCTATAGCTTCTTTAGAAATACAATAAATCGGCTTTCCCAATTCTGTGAAGTAATTCAACTCATATTTACACCAGACAGAATTTCGTGAGTTTTCCGATACGACAAAAATCATTGCCTTAGATTGTTCCATCCGTTTTTCGAGCACCTTTAATGTAGCTTCACAGAGTAAATGTCGCTTTAAATAATCAACATCATTAATCCAGTCACAAAATATGTTCTTACCATTCTGATTCTCAGCCCGTATTAATTTCTGGACAATGGTGCCGTCCTTACTGCTATGAGATATAAAAAAGTCATATTCTTTGATTTTTTGCTCCCTTGAATTTTCTATTCTATACTCAAGTTCATTAGGATTCTGTGGGATTTCATATGTTTCAAACGGGTACACTTCTTTAAGAAACTCTTTTCTCTTTTTATTTTTGGTGTGTACCTGCATATATTTTTGTCGTCTTGCTCTGGGCTGATAATTAAAACTCTGCAAGTGATAAAACGCTTCCCAACGAAGCTGTTCATTTAACTCGGTATCGTTCAATTTAAAAAAGAACTGAATTATCTTATCACTATAGTACTTTTTCAACTCTAAGAGTATATATCTTCTATCTTTTTGACTTGTATTTTTTCTTTCATATAAACCAATTAACTGATCAATAAAAGAAGGGGTTACTTGCTGAGTTTTAGACAAGGCTTTTTCAATCTTCTGATTTACTCTTTCAATTTTAGGCTTTCTTTTTTGCCAAAGATTTTCCCTCGCTAATATTCTACCTTCTTCAGTGTAATTATCGCAATGTATGTGGCGATACTCATCTGATAAAATTTCCTTATACCGAGAGGCATTCATTAATAGCACTTCTGGTGCTTTCATGTCGTATCTGTTTTTTCCGTATGTTCTTTTAATATAACGATCCTTGGTTTGATAATAAGTATACTTAACTTCAACAGAACTCCACTCATATGGATAAAATTCTTTCAATAGTGCTATAATATCACTTTTTGAATATTCTTTGGGCAAAAGAGGTTGTATTGTTTTTATTTCACAATCCCACATCGATAAAATATCACGAACCTCTTGATCGAAAATATGTTTTGTGACCCCTGACATTATCATTTCTCCTTACTTTTGTGATTATATCAAAACCTCCATGTATCGCAGTACCTTGGGCTTTACGCGAAGCTGGTCTGCGTACTGCATCAGTTTGTGAATGTTCTTATCCTTGGACGCTGCATAGCGTTTCATAGCTTCTCCGACGATCTGAACATCGCTGCCGCTGCCGCGCAGAATGTCACACAGCGTCCGTTCCAAATCGTAAACACGAATTGGATTGCCGGAGGGGGATTCAATTTCAATTCTGCCGAACTCGTAGTTCTCCGGCACAACGCGCTTGATGATTAAGTTCTCCTGCTTCAAGGACGGGGCATTGTAGCCCTTGGGAAAGGTCATCGTATATTTCGCCGGGGTGCGGTCTGAATAGCCCAGCAGATACAGGGCGGTATCGTGCGAGTAAATCCCGCGCCCATACTTGCGCTGCAAGAGGTAAAAATCGTCCTCCCATGCGCTGCTCCGCACATACAGGCCGCGCCCGAAGCGGTACATCTCACCGCTCTTAACAAACTCCTGTAAAACGCTGCGGTGCAGTCCGGCTTCCGTCACCTGCGCTGCGGTAATCGTGCCGTCCTCCGATGCTTCCAGCAGTTCTTCGATTTTCTCCTTGGCGTTCATGCTTCTTCGCCTCACTTTGACAATCACACATTATATTATATGGAAATAATGTGCGGCTGTCAACCGTAAAACGACGAACACACATTAAATTGCTTGAAAATGATATGTGAATGTCAGGGAAGCTCCAAGGTTTTGTCCTGTTCCTGCCCACGATCGGGGGACAGGATGCTGTCGATGTTCTGCTTGACGGCATCGTATTCCCGCATACGTTTTTTCAGGCTTCCGTACTCAGCGTACAACCGGTTCTTTTCTTCGGACAGTCTGGAATATTCCTCGCGCACAGTTTCCACAACAAAACGAGGCATCGAATATATGCGAAGAAAGTCTTCTCTTTGCACCAAACAACAATGCTCCTTCCGCGTCCAGCAGTACCTTTTGGTACGGTCTCATGCAGAGGGAGTATTTCGAGGTTAACATTTATTTACGGTTTTCCAAGGCACATAGATTTTTTGCCTCAGCTCTGTATACCCATGTGAACTGTAAGAAACATCTTATCTCATGTTTATGAGATAACTGCACGCCCGTACAGATATATAAACCGATTTCCAATAGCAACACACGAATTCCCTTACAGCCCCTTTAAAAGTAGACGTTTCGCATAGATTTTACGTCTCACCTTTGTCTGAAATGTCAAAATTTCGACAATTACAAATTTGTTGCAAGAATCGCCCTTAAAAAGTACAAACAACAGCAATGTCCGGCCCCCCGAGGTGCACCTCGGAGGGCCGACTTATTCTTCCACTTTGAATTAAGCTTTCTGAGAGCAGAGGGCTCATTTTAACTTACCACTTACTCAGGATTTTCCCGAACATCTGGAGTTTTTCTTCGTTGTAACGCTGCACAACCAGCATTACGTTTTCTCCCACCATAAAGTCGGAGTCTTCGTGCTGGAAGGAGTAATTGCACATACAGACTACGCCATCCGGCAGATTGCAAAAAACACCTCCGCCATACTTCCCTGAAATGACTGCAAGGCGGCGCGAACCCACGGGATGACGCTGTTCCGCTCCAAGGATGGGATTCGTTTCCGTTTCCTTGACGGAGATAATCAGTTCGTCTTTGGTGGAATCATAGACCTTGACAACGCTCTCTAACTCCATGCCGGGATGATATTCATCCCGCAGATCAGGAATGGCGGCGTAGCGCATCTCGCGCTGAGTGAGGTCAAGATCATGCCCATAGCAGTCTACAAGGCAGCGTCGAGGGCCGACCGCCAGCATCCGACACTTTACGCGGCTGCCGATACGGTGAAGATCCTCGCGGTGAGCGAAGAAATATCGTTGACTGCGGCTTGCGAGACGACGAGATCCAATAGCAAAGCCTGCCTCACGTTCGACCTTGATGATAACAAGATCGATACTCGCACCGACCATATTCTGCAGCACATAGTCAGGGCGCTCATTTCCTGATTCCCACATTTCCGAGGCTGGAATTACAATGCGTACACGGTAGGGCACCACAATGGCGCAATACATGGTTTTTTTCTCTCGTCTCTCTGTCTCCGGGTTCCACACATAGATAGAATGCGGGTCTACGCCGATAATCGTACCGGTGATAGCACTGCGTCCGCGGTAGGAGGCATAGATGGAGTTCCATTCCTGCCGTTCCTCCGGGGGCAGGCCACGATCGAGATTATTGAACTTCAGCTCGTAGAAAAGCTGCCGATCACTTTTAGGAGCGATCTTTGACCGCCCAGCGGGCACGGGTGCCTCCAGCGGCGGCTCGAGTCCTTTCTCTTCGGTAATCTCTTTCTTCGGCTCTTGAAATCCCCAGTCACTCTCTTCGGTGCTGGAAATAGGTGTGCTCTCCGGAGACACCGTCTCCGGTTCTTCAGAGAGATCTACGCTGTACTCCGCCGCCTCCTCTGCCTCGTCGTGCAGTTCTGAAATTTCTCTGGGCACCATGTCCGAGACGCTATTGCCGTCTTCGCCTGCATCGTGCAGAATCGCTGCTTCACTAAGGGCATCCGATGCACTTTCCGGCTCAGTAGTCACTTCCTCAATAGATGCATCTGCACGTTCACTTTCGGCGGGCAATTCCTCCTCAGAGACAGAAGCATCCTCTACTGGCATTGCTTCCTCCGAGGCCTTCTCTGCAGAAACACTTTCCGGCTTCTCCGTCTGCACTGAGCCTTCGGCATCATTTCCGTTGATGCCCTCAAGCGAAGTCTCTGTGGGAGTTGCTTCCGAAGTGATACTTTCTTCTGCATTGCTGCCAGGCATCAGATCAGCGGGCGCTGCATCGTCTGCGTTGGCCTCTGTGGTTTCTTCTGCCATGGCAGGCTTGGAAACTTCCTCTTCGGAAACGATCTTTTTTCTTGCCATAATGTTATCCTCCTGTTGTTATATTTTTTCTGGCTCGTGCGAACCAAAAAATCGATGGGTGCCATCCTCCTGACGGACGGCAAAGATATGATGGCGGGGGAGCGCAATACCGCGGCTATCGCGGCGGTCAGAAATCCAGATGATCCGCTCTCCCTTCATGCGCGATGTCGCATGGATACGCTCAGACGTGTCCATCCATGCGACCGTAAAAAGATAGGACAGCTCCTCGCCGCTGCCTGTAAACCGAAGCAGGAAAGGGCTTTCCAACCGCTCTGATGAAAGGAACGACGGATCACAGCCGCTCAGTTCCAGCATGACGTCGATAGCCTCTAAGTACCGGGGATCTACCGCACGCTTTCCGTAGCACACTATGTCTTCCTGAAGCCTCACAAAATTTGTTCCAGCTCGCAGTTGACGCAGCATAACGTCCATGCGGTGCTGAGAGATCTCGATCCCCTGCGGTAGGTAATGCTGCGCTGTAAGCGCGCAGAGCTGACATGAGCGGATATATTTGATCTGTCGGAGCACTGAAATGATGTATTTTTGCTGATTGGACAGCAGCATTCGCTTACCTCCTCTCACGCCGTTGACGAAAGCGCATTGAGATATGGATCAACCATCAAATCGCTCTCACTTTCGGCAATACAGTTGAACAGCACGGCCATGGTATAGGCCGTGCTGTTTTTCACGTTTTGTTCCTGATTTTCACGGAGCTTTCGCTCTGCCTCCCGCAGGATCATACCATCCAGCCGCCTCAGCTTTGCCCGTACGCGGCTTTGCGGCAGTGTGGCGTTTCCGATGCGGTAGCTGTCGGAGTAATAAAGACGCTCAATGGCATTTTCAAACACCAGTGCTGTTCCCGGCGTAAAACCGGTAAGCTCACAGGCATCCAGAATGTTCAGAAAATCATTCTCTCTTTCTTCGTCCGTCAGTCCGTCATGTGTAGGTTCCAGAACAGACGGACTGACTTCTATCTGACTACGATCAATCTTTCTTTTTTCTTTCTTACTTGGCATCACTTTCTGCGCTTCTGCAGCCACGCTCTCTGCGGTTCTAAAACCGCAGAATTCACGGTTCTTGAAATGCAGATCCTGCGGGTCTTGCAAAGGTGCGGATTTTTCCGCACCTTCAAGAGACTCAGAATCAGAGGTTCTTGAACCGCCGCTCTTCTCCGGCGCGGTAAAAGGCGCACTGGTGTAGTTGGGATCATCCTGCGGCGTCACATAGGCAAGGTATATCTGATTAGCATCGCCACGGCCGCAGCGTTTTTCCCAGACGAGCTCCAGCTCCACCAGCTTTTTGAAAGCTGCCGTCACACGCTGCTCGCAGATTCGCAGCTCTTTGGCAAGAGCCTTGCGGGGAAAGATCACAAAGACCTCGCCGCGCTCATTGACCCAGCCGTTCCTGCGCGAGAGCTGGAAGCGGTTCAAAAGAAAGGTGTAGGTCACTTTTGCATCCAAGCTCATCTCACAATAGCGCGGGTCTGAAAAAAGCCAGCGGGGCATCTGCATGTGATAGATGCTTTGCACATCTGTTTGGACCATCAGCTGAAAGGATGGCCGTTCCTTCATTTTCGCTGCCCTCATCGCAGGTACCTCCTTATTGAGCGTGCGGGCATAGTCCGCACGATGGTTTCTCTTTTGCGACGTAGGGAAAAAACGCAGGCATCGTGAGTCAGTGTCTTTTCCCTTTCATAAAACATATCCAGCAAAACTTTCCCGCTAATTTCATGTAGGATATTAGCAAGAACACACTTTTTCTATTGCAATAGCTTTCGTTGCCTTGCTATATGCCGCAGCCGGGCGGTATCCGGCTCGGGTCATCCAGTTCCTCTAAATCGGGCTCATCTTCTCCAATGACGGCAGAGCGGGTCATTTCCACAAGTCCAATGTCCTCCGGCGAAGTTCCCTCCTTCATGTCCGAGAAATCGTAAATACACTGCTCACCCGATTTCTGTCGAGGCATCGCTACCGCATGTGGCTTGCGTGTGCAGGCTTTTTCTCTGTCAGGCACCTGCTTTTTCTCCGACGTGTTCTCCTGCTGCACAAAATGTGCAGCCGCCTGAGGAGAGTGTCCTTCAGAAGTCTCGTGCGGAACACTCGCAGTTTTTTGAGGCGTACGCTTTTTGTTTTCATCCTCCCGCCGTTTCCACTCCGGCACATAATCAAAAACGCTGCACTTTACAAGTTCCTTGTACGCCGGCAGCTCCTCCAGCATGATCTTGTAGAGCTCGGCTGGCTTATAGTGGTTGAACATTACAATGCACTTAAACTTGTCCAGCCGTAAGAATTCATCGGGCTGGAGAAGATCTCGCTGAGTATTGCTGCGGGTCTGCGAGTATGGACGGGTCGTACTGTAAATGGGAGAGAAGAGCGGAGCTAAGGGAAACTGGTTGTTGGTGACGGAGATCGTGACCTTACCGCACTTTTTAGCAAAGTATTCAGCGCTCGTCATATCGTTGCAGCCCATGTAGAGGGTCATGTCAAAGGAACCAAGCTGATTTTCCCACTCCATCCCTGGATACTTTTCTTTCCATTGAGAGAGGCTCTGTACGGCCACCTGAACAGACATATTGAAGCCGCGGATAGAGTTGAAAACATCGGAGATTCCCTCCATGTAGCCGATGTTGAGGTATTCCTCCAAGCAGAAGTTTGTCAGCACTGGAAGACGCCCTCCGTGGAGACGCGCATAGTTGGATAACACAGATGCGTATTGTGACAGTTCATTCGCAAAGTTCCGGTCAAACTTGCCTGGATACGTTTGAATCCGAGATTTCCTTTGAAAACTATATTTTGCCGGATCATGAGCCCTATCCGTTAAATAGGCCTCGGCATCAGACTGACGAATCAGATAGCGATGTGTTTGATTTCCAATATCAATGTAAGGAATAAGCCCGCTTTGAATCAACTTCAAGGCGTTTGCTTTCCGAATATGAGCCAATTTGCAAAATTGTTCTTTGCTGATATAGGGTATACCGTCGATAAAATATTCCCTCATACATGATTCCTCACTTTTCTTTTTGCATAGTCCTCGCTGAGCACATAATCAATTACGCTGTTTTTCGAGATATAGTAATGCGGCTTGATGAAAATGCTCTTAACGTGCTTTTCGTGGATTAGCTTGCGCGCAAAGTTATCACTTACACCGCCAAGCATTTCTCGAAACTGAAGCAGCGTTACCATGTCGGGATATGCGCGAAAAATTTTGCGATAATATTTCTTGCTTCTGCCTTTCATATTGAATTGTTCTCCTGTGCTATGATATAGTGTGTCGTTAGTGAAAGACTGTAAGCACGGGGAGTTCTGCCCTAGTTCTGCCCTAGTTCTCCCCAAATGTGTTTTTTCTTACAAATTGAAGTTTTCTTAAAAATGCAAAAAAGGCCGAAAACCACTGAATTACAAGGGCTTTCGGCTGTGGAACGATGCGGAAGAAAGTGCAGGAAATCGTGGCTTACAAGACTCATAATCCGTCACCGCCGCCGACGGCGCGGAAAAGCGCAGCACGCCCGTCGCCTTCGCCGCCGGAAGGCGCGCCAGTGCCCGCGTCTCGGCGTGATAATCAAGATACTGCCCCACCGCCGTCTGCGGAAAGCTCTGATCCAGCACCCAGTCCGCCTGCGCCAGAAGCGACTGTACCTCGCTCGCCAGCGCATAGAGGCGCACCATCGCGTCGCAGCCGTCGTTCGGCACAAAGCCCGCCTCCTCGGCAAAGATCGCGCGCATCCGCTCGTAGATCGCGTTCAGCTCTTCCATTCTTCACTCTCCCCCTATCGTCACGACCGCCTCGCCCGTTTCGTTCTCATAGCGCAGCAGCACGCGCAGCTCCAAAAATCCATTCTTTTCCGCAAGCTCCATGCCCGTCACGCTCAGGCCCTTTTCATCCGCCAGTGCCTCGGCCACGTATTGCTTTGCCGCCGTCGCGCGGCTCTCGCCCTTTTCCCGCCATAAAAGGTGCAGCTTGCTGCCAAGCTCCGGCGCGAGCGCAAAGCTCCCGCGCCGCACACTCAGCTTAAAGAGCACGCGTTCCAAAAGCTCGTCCCAGCCGCTCACGCGCACGAGCCCGCCCGCGCCGTCGGCCACATAATCGCGGTCTTTGATCTTCAGCTCCATCCTCAGCCTCCCATTCCCAGATACGGCATTCCGTTGATGAAAAGGAGCCCGTTGATGTCGATGCGCCCGTTGTTGCGCAGCACGATCTTCGTCCCCGCCGCGGCGGAGCGAATGCGCACCTCGCCGGGTGCCAGGTCGTCCGCGCTCTGCCCCACCGCGCCCACGGCGTAGGCCTCCTCGCCAAAGGTCCCGCCGCGTACCACCAGCACATCCTCGCCCTTTTTCGGCTGCCACTCATAGCCGCCGGGCGCGGCGGTCTTCACCTCGCGCTTTTCCCCGCTGCTGAACACCGCCAGCTCGCCGCCCTCGACCGTCACCGTTCCGTCCTGTGCCGAGGCCACGTCCTGCATCTCATGCTGGCTCAGCTTTCTCGATAGCCACATCGTCTCTCACTCCCTCTGCATCGTCACTTCGCACGCCTCTCCGCTCTCGCCAAAGCGCCTCACGCACTCGATCACGCGGAAATTGCCCACAATGCCGATCTTCGTCCCGCTCACCGCCGCGATATCCCCCGGCGCGGCGGTGAACCGCCCCGCGATCGTCACGCGCAGCGTCTCCGCGCCCTCCTTCGACTTTGCGATCTGATACTCCCCCGTGTAGCGCATTGCCTGCGTGCCGCTGCGCGCCGGCACGTAAAATACGCGCCTGCTCGTGCCGCCGCGAGCACAGAACGCCTCGTTTTTCACGCTCTGCTTCACGCCCACCTTGCTGTCCACCACCAGTGCCTCGGCGATCACGCCGTAGCGCTTGTCGCAGTAGGCGAGCGCCGTCACCGGCGTTTTGGCGTCGATGCTCACGCGCGCGGCCTTGCGGTTTTTCTTCACCTCCAGCGCGCCCGTCTTGTCGAAATACGGTTCGATCCCGCCGTGCAGCGCCGCAAAATTGTTCAGCGCCTTCCACTGGCTCGACCCGTTCGCCACGCGGTACCGTGCCGCAGCCGTCACCGCGTCATAGCCCGTGCACACAATGCCGTACGGCGTCACATGGTTTTTGAGGATCTCCTCCATCGTCGCCCACTGATAGCTCACGCTCTCTGCCTCATTGTCGAGCAGCAGCGCCGCCATGCCGCGTCCGCTCACCTCAAGCTGCAAGCCCTTTTCATCGCATGTCACGCCGCACTCGTCCACAACGCCCGCAAATTCGACCGTGCCGTCCTCTCTCGCCGTGAAGCGCACCGCCCGCCGCAGCACCTCCGCCATCGCGGGCTCATACGCGCACTTGAGCGTAAAGCTGTCGCACGGCACGCTTCCCGTGTAGGAAAATTCCCACTTCAGCAGCGTCGGCAGCTCAAACTGCGCACCGTCGCACGTCGTCAGATACCCCTTCATCACGGCAGCGTCACCCGCTCTCCCACGGCGATCCTGTTGGGATTTTTGATCTGCGGATTCACGTTCAAAAGCGCCGTCAGCGTCACGCCATACGTGTTCGCGATGCCCCACAGCGTGTCGCCGCGCTTGACCGTGTAGTACGAGCTCGCCGTTTTCGTTCCCGTGCCCGCGCTGCCGCTTCCGCCGCTCACGCGGATGAGCGACGTATCGAGTGGGCTCGTCTCCCAGAAGGCAAAGCGGTAGCGCACGTAGTTTTCAAGCGGCTGCTGCGCCAGTTCCAGCAACACAAAGTACGCCTGCGACGCCTGCCACACCGGATGGATCAGCAGCCCCGGCCCGCCCTGATAGAAGACCGATGCCAGCTTTTTGAACTCGTCGTAGGCGCCCTTCCCCGCAAAAACGCCTTCGCCCTCCATCACGCGGTAGCTCATTCCGAGATCCTGCATCCCGTAGCGCCCGAACGGCACCTTCGCCACTGCCACCTGCCGCTTGAACGAGATGGTGTAGGTCTCCGGGTTGTGCGGCCAGACATAATCCTTGTATCGCATCGGTGCAAGGTTCATCCTCCCGCCCCTTTCTCAGTAAAATAAAAATCCGCCGTCGTATCGGCGTGCGTCGCGCTCTAAGCTCAGCGAAAACGACTCCGTCTCGCGCACCTCCTGCTCCTGCGCGAGTGAAAAGTCATTTTTCCCTCGCGCTGCCGCCGCGCTCGCCCCGTCGCGGCCGTCCGCGCTCAGGAGCTTTCTTATCCAGTCGGACGCATTGTCCGCGCTCTCGGCCTCCCTCGCGCGCAGAAGCGCAGCGTTCGCCGCCGCAGTGCCCGCCAAATCGGCAGAAAACGCCGTCTCCCTCTCCGAGCCATCATCTTCTTGCGTCGCACCCAGCCCGAGCTTTTGCCCAAGCCGCACCGCTGCCGTCTCCACCGGATCATCCGCTGCTTCTGCCACAGTTTCCGCGCCGCCGCTCATCTCCGCATTCTGCGCCGCGGCTTCCTCTTCCGAAAGCTGCGCCTCCGCCGCCTTTTTCTGCGCCGTCCCCTCCGGCACAAGGGAGAGGCGCTTTTTCAGCGCCTCTTCCCGCGCGCGCCACAGCTCTGCGCCTCTTTGCAGCGCCCATTCGATGTAATTCAAGGTTTTCGCCCCTCCTTCATGCGGATAAAGCGCGCCATATCAAAGCTCGCATTGCCGCCGCCCGCGGCCTCGCCAAGCTTTGCGCCGCAAATGCTGCACCGTGCCTCCTCCGCGCGCGTCCGGCACTCGGGGCACAGCCGCTCCATCGCCTCCTCGCGGTCGAGCATCTCGTGCACAAGGCAATAGAGGTAGTCCGCGTCCGTCATCTCCTGCGCGCGCTTTTCGCTCGGCAGCGCGCCGGCATATCGGAGCACGCGCCATTTCAGCCGTTCGTAGGGCGCGTGCTCCATGCTTTTTTTAGCGCTTCCACCTTCTCGCGCCCGTCCTCGCTCGACGGGTTCTCCGCCCCGTCAAGCAGCGCGTAGCACCGCACCAGCTCGTTGATCTCACCGACGCTCAGTGCATTTTCAACGTCCTCCGCGCTTGCAAAGGCCGCCTCTCCGCCCTCCGTCAGGCTTCTTTTGAGCAGCGCCGCGTTCGCGCGCAACGCACGCTCTTCTTCGTCGGCGCAGTCAAGCTGCGCGATCTCGCACCGCAGTGAGAGCGTCTCGCGGGCCGAAAGCAGCCGCATCGCGCACGTTCTCTCCCCGATGCGCACCGTCTTCTCCCGCTCGCGCCCCAAAAAGTTCAGCAGAAGCTCGTCCATCAGCTTGCGATCTCCATGCGCTTACGCGCGATGATCGTCACCTTCTCCGCCGCCGGGTCGCCGAGCTTGCCCGCCTCTTCAATGCTGCTCCAGCGGCACTGCGAGTAGATGATGCGCTTGTCCGGCTTGCAGATCACAAGCGAAAAGTCGTTCAGATCATAGAAGTTGATGCCGTCGCTGATGGCCTCATCCGTCGCGTACAGGCGGCTCAACTCCAGCGTGTACTTGTTCGCGCCCGCGATCGTCGCCACCGGCTCGTTTTCGCCAAAGGCCTCGATCTCGCGGCTCGTGCGCGTCGCTCTCGTCGTGTAGCTCTGCACCACCGCCACCTTTTTGCCGTCGACTTCGAGATAGATGTCGCTGCTCAGCGGCAATACCGTATTCGCCATATTTTTCCTCCTTACACCGTGATGTGCGCCGTCAGATAGATGCGGTTCAGCCCGTGCGCCACCGTAAAGCTGAATTCCACCAGGCACACCGTCGGGTCGCTCTTGAGCGCGCTCACCAGCACCTCGCCGTAGCTGTCCACGATCTCGCGGCTCTTCATCTCCTCGAGCTCCAGCACCACCTGCGAGCGGATGGCCCCGCGGCTCTGCGCGGTGTTTTTGCTGCGGGCAAAGCGCGTGCGCAGCGCCGAGCGGATCGTCGGGATGACCTCATCCACGATCAAAATGGTCGTCAGCTCGCGCCACGTCGTGTCCACCGCCCCGCC